CCGCAAGGTGGTTGGCAACCTCTCGCAAAACATCACGGTAGACCGCAGCACTGAGAGCGGATTCCTTTATAATTCAATCGACTATCGCGGCACGGCTATCTTTGACTGCGACATCGCCGTTGGTGAGGCTTTCGTGAAGTGCGCCAAAACCCTGACCGCCGGAAAGTAAGGAGGATTTAACATGGCAAGATTTTTAGGTATGCTGCCTACCGACCTTGACGGGAAAAGTATGCCGGAATTAAAGGCCGGTGTACTCTCCTTCACAAAGGAAGAAATGGCAGACCTTGACGCAGATGGTATTCTGGCAGAGGCTGAAACTAGCACGACGGAATCAACCGAATTACCCACAGAACAGGTTCCGTTTCTTGCGCAGCCTCCATGCCCGCGCCAAATCACGGTTCAGGTTAAATCTGTGGATGCTAGCGAGGTGACAGCAGGCTCGACATGCGTTATCACTGGTACAAATATCGCCGGTGATACAATTTCTGAAACGCTGACATTCACGGAGGATCTATCGACTGCTCTGACAACGGCTAAAGCGTTTAAGACCGTAACCAAGATCGTCTTTAGCAAACAGACCGACGGAACCCCGGCGTTCAATGTTGGATGGAATGAGGTAATCGGCTTGCCGTTCAAGTTCAGCGAAAAGCCGTTCGTTCTTGAAAAGTTTGACGGAGCGATGCAGTTTACCGCAGGAACAATTACCGTTGACGCTGACGAAATCGAAAAGAATGTGTATGACCCGAACGGTAACCTCGACGGTACAAAGAAACTCGAATTGCTATTCTTCATCTAAGGAGGGTTTTTAATGGCGGTATCTGCTGCATATTTGGCCAAAATCCGCAGGGCTGTGCGGCGCAACACCGACACGGACGTTGACGCGGAACTTACTGATATTATAGAGGAGTGCCGCCTTGACCTTCAACAGTTGGGCGTGCTCCAAACAAAAACGGAAGATGAAACGGACAGTCTCATTCTTGGGGCTGTCCGATGCTTTGCAAGGTGGAAATTCGGACTGTCTAACGAAGATGCCGAGGGCAACCGTGAAGATTACATGATGATGCGTGATGAACTAAGGCGAAGGGCTGACTACACGGAGGTGGTGTGATGTATTTTTCTGACAAAATCAAACTCCGAGCTGTGGTGAGTGACAAAGACGCTGACGGTTATCCTACCCAAACAGACACCGATACAGAAGTATGGGCGAATGTTAAAAGTGCAACAAGGGCAGAGTTTTACGCTGCAAACGCTAACGGCATTGATGTTTCACTAATGTTTGAAATCCATGTTGAAGACTGGAGCAATCAGACACAAGTCGTTTATGACTCTAAAACCTACGACGTGTTAAGGGCATATCAAAAAGGACTCGGTATTGTTGAGCTGACCTGCACAGATAAGGCGGTGTGATATGGGAAAATTTGATTTTGAGATACCAACTGACTTTATTAAGCAGTTAGGGAAATTGGCAGACGTTGACCGTATCGCACCGCAGATGCTTGACGAAGCATTACCGATACTGGAAAGGAATGTTAAATCCGAGGTGTCAAAGCACGTTGTAAGCGGCGATTTGTTAAAATCAATAAAAATGTCTAAGGCAAAGAAAAACAAGTACGGTTATTATGCAAGCGTAAGACCAACAGGGACGGACAAAAAGGGCGTTCGCAACATGGAAAAGATGGTTTACCTAGAATACGGCACTAAAAAACAACCTGCAAGACCAACGCTGACTAAAGCTATAAAAGACAGCGAAACAGCCGTACTGGATAAAATGCAGGAAGTGTTTAACAGAGAAATTGGTGGTGGTGGAGATTGAATGTAAATCCAATAGTAATATCGGCGCTCTCATCTTTAGACCTACCTGTGACAGCTAATGTATACGAAGGCACAGCAGACGAGTACATCACGTTTAATTACGCAGACGAGCGGCCAACGGTAAGAGCAGACGACACGGACATCTTAGACGAGACAGAAATACAAGTACACTATTTCACAAGGGGAAACCCACAACCAAACAAAAAAGCCATCCGCAGATTACTAAGAGCGAGTGGCTTTACTATTTTAAACACTTCCGAATTTTACGAGAGCGACACGAAATATACACATGTAGTGGTCGAAGCAGTAATTGAGGGAGCTATTAACGATTAGGAGGTAAAACATGGCTAAAATTGGCTTGAAATATCTTGTATTTAAGAGCGCGACATCACAAGGGGTAATAGCTAAAGCTATACAGGCAGACATAGCGATTACAGTTAACGATGTAAAGCTGTATGCCGATGATGCAATTGCAGAAAGCGACAAGTCATTTCAAAGTGGAACTATAACATTAGGAATTGACGATTTATCAGATATTGTCCAAACAGAGTTTTTAGGACACACAGTAAACGAGGGCGAAATCACAGCAAAAGGAACAGACCCCAACCCTTATGTAGGGATAGGCTTTTACGGTGTCAAGATGGTATCAGGGGTAAGAAAGTACCGGGCAATATGGCTAACCAAGGTACAATTTGCTGAACCATCAGATACCAACGCAACCAAGGGCGACACTATCGCATTTTCAACACCGGTACTTGAAGGTACGATCATGCTTGATGATAACGGCGACTGGAAAAAGGAAAAGACCTTTGCGACCGAGGCAGAGGCTATAGCTTATCTACAAGCTAAATCAGGCGTTAAGGCACAGTGTACTAAACCCGTTGCAGATGTAGCCGCTGGCAGTTACAGCACAGCACAGAGCGTTGGACTGACCGCAGGAGTAGGCGAAACGATCAAATACACAACTAACGGGACAACACCATCATCAACTAATGGCACAGAGTTCACCACAGACATTGACATAACAGAATCGTGCGCTTTAAAGGCTATTGCAATCAAGGCAGAAATGAACGATTCCGAAGTTGCGACATACGAGTATTTTATAACAGCATAAAAGGGGGCTTCGGCTCCCTTTTTTTAAGGAGGGAACTATGAGCGATTTAAGACCAAAGGGAACAAAGATTAAGTTAGGAAAAGAAGAATACGGTTTAAGGTTTACCCTTAATGCAATAGACGATATACAAGACCATTTCGATATGGCGATTGAAGATTTAAACAAACTATTTGAC